TCACAATGCACCTGACACAGTGTACATTTAAGCGCGCACGTCGACCCGCATACAACGTGTCTCTCGATGATGTGCGTCCTGATGGGTATGATGGTGAAGAAGATATCTCTGGTGATGATGTGGATCAGCTTAGTACAGAGTTTGGAGGTGATGCTGTCATGCGCCTCTTTCAGCGTGTTGACAACACTAATCCTTTCCATCCTGACATGTCGGATCTCCCCAAGAAAGGACAGGTTAGTATGGAGCCTAAGAATATATGGTTCACTTCTAATAATTGTCCCCCTGTCAATGACAATGTCTACCCCCATAAGGAGGCACTTTATCGTCGTATGCAATATGTGATGGAAGTTAAACTGCGTGAAGGGAAGAAGGACCTTGAATACAATGCAGTTAAGCCCTTCCAGTATAGTGCTAGTGATGTGGCAGATACTTACAAAGTCACTCTCAGGCATTGGAATGCTAAGAGGCATAAGGATGCAGGTAAATCCACTTTAGATACCTGGGAACCAGTACCGGGTTTCGAAGACGTTACTCTACAGGAGGCACAAGCTGGACTTATGGCAATTATGCGTGTTCACTTTGCTAGGCAAGAGAGTGCATTACGAGTGAGTGAAATGATGGCGAAGGATGTTAGTTGTCCGCATGACACTATGCTTGGTATATGTCCATTGTGTTTCGATACGTTAGCATGTGATGATGGTACTTGCGGTGATTGTGGTATGTGTGCAGGAGGACACAACGATGAACTGAATGACCTTACCATTAAGGCACTGGATAGAGACTTACCGGATATGCAGATAGAAGAAGAGATTAAGAAGTACACGAAGGTGACGGACATACAGCCCAAGTCGTTCATACCTGTTACCGCAGGCACAATTCTGACTGTCATGTTGTATAATTCGGCAAAGTTCCATCTTGCACTCACACGAACGCCCCTCCTATACGACAACTCAGTGATTCATGACAAGGTTATTCAAGGCGCATTAAAGAAGTGGTCCCTCGCACGGTTCTTCACACGTAGGAAAGATAGGCACTTGGAATTCGAGGATCAGATATACGATGATGATATTGATCTGGAGTTTAATGAGATTCGGCACCCACTTGGTTTTGTAGATAGAGTTAACCTGTATAAGCTCGTGCATGTCATTTCAATAGTAGCCACAGTATACTTTACGTATACTGCTGGTGCTAAGCTCGTTAAGGTCATATCTAAACCCTTGGTTAAACTCCGCGAACCCACAGAAAATCAACCCCGTGCTAATTTTCACTCGTGGGAGCAAGATAGTGAAGACATTTTCACCACACTACAGAAAACAACGAACATAACTACGCTCGAATTCCTCATACGACGGGCAACTGTAGCTTTTCTCTCAACTAACCTTAAGGGCGCTGTAGTTAACAATAACGCATTACATATATATCAGGGCTATTACGTAACTGTTGCACATGGTATGTTTGAGTCTGCTTCTATCGATCATGATAATAAATTGTGGCCCGTAGTGTATGTATCAAATATATCCCCTGATCTTATACTCGTGAAATGTGATCTAATACTCGAACCTACGCTACATCATTTCGCCTCTCATACTCGCCAGTTCTCATGTGCACCCCACTTCATTTTCTTGCAAAAGTGTGTGCGAACTGAGGCTCACATGCATTCCATTAAGCACAATGATACCATATCTTCGTCCTTAGTTTCTAGCACGGAAGCTTGGGCTTCATATCCTGGCTCGCGAACAATATTAGCAGAAACGCTCTTAACACCTCAACTACCCGTTTTTGTTGGTCCATTTATGTCGGACAATGGTACATGTGGCAGTGCTGGTGTGCGACTTGGGCGAGATTCCAAGTTTGGACACATAGATAGCATTCTTGTGGCAGGGTCAGATGATATGACTATCATGATGCCTCTTGACGTTAGCACTCTTGTAAGTGCCATATCAAACGACGGCCAGGTGAAGCCCAAGGCAGCATTGAGTTTACCTATGTGGGAAATGCCGTGTTGTGAGACCACCATGGAAGAACTCTCACCAAAGGCCACTATTAGCTATCATAAACCACCAGCTGGTACTATTATATGGGGCACTATGCACCGTAAAGGCAGACCGGTACATTCACATAAATCTAATAAACCCAAGGTTTTTGAGAGCCTATTTCACCCCTATCTCCGAACTGTAACTCCAATAGTTGATACATATACTCTACCTAATTTAGGGAGGGTAGTTGTCGATGGTGAAACAGTTTCCTCTCCATGGGATTTTAACACTGAACTACTATTCTCACCCAAAGATACTTTCTCGCTAGAAGACTTTGAGGATGCGGCTAACGAATACCTAAGTGGTTTCCACGATGTTGATTTCCGAGGACCGCTCACTGTCGACGAGGCATTTCATGGTGCGTGTGGTGAGAAACGTATTAACTTTGCCACTTCCTACGGTTTCCCCTTTAATACACCCAAGAAGAACGTGCTTGAGTGTGTTGACGCACACAATAACCTTTACCGATTTGATGACGTAGGTAAGCAAATACACGCCGCTATGTTAGATGTTTACAGAATGGGTGGTAGAGTGTATCCACCATTCACATCCTCCCTTAAAGCTAGTGAAGTTGTATCCGTGAAGAAGAACAGTATTGGGAAAATAAGGATGTTTCAGGGACCACCCATGCCATTCATCGTTATCGTCAGACAATATTTTTTACCTGTGTTATCATATCTCAAGAATCATCCCGCAGCGGAGAATGCAATTGGTATTAACACATTTGGAACTGAGTGGGAAAAGTTATATGAACGACTAATGCACTTCGGTCCTAACAGAGTCGTAGCCGGTGACTATGCAGCGTTTGATAAAACCATTTCAGCACTAGCTATTCGGATAGCATTTAGGATTCTCATCAGCCTCGCTAAGCATACAGGCAATTATACGCCAGAGGACATCACCATTATGGAATCTATTGCAGAAGATTCTGCATTCCCAACCATGATCATGAAGGGTGATGTTTTC